ATGGCGAAAAAGTAAAAGTTGGACGGGGAGTCAATTCCTTACAGACAGTTAGCAAAGGAAAAGGGAACCCGTGGAAAAAAATCCGTGTAGTTGAAAGCATGGACATGATCCACGATGACCTTGTTCTTTTGGCAGAAGACAATTATATCGGGAAATATCCGAATACATATGCAAATAAGTGCCTGCTTATTTCGGCAATTAATTCCTATCTGGCAGAAATGGAGAGAAATGGAATTATTGAGGGTTACACAATTGACCTGGATGTTGATGCAATCAAGGAATATATCATTAAAAACAAGGGCGTAACAAGAGATGAAGCAGAAGCAATGAGTGAGGCAGAAATCAAGAAAC